AGGTACTTTCTTAGAAAATGAAACTGTAATTTCTAGCGCAACTGGTTTAAATGCGAATTTAGTATCTGTTGAGCAAATTCAATCTGCAAATGTATATAGATTCCAAGAGAAGATTCGCAACCTGAGAAATAGCAACGCTGTAATCGAAGAGATTAATTTAGATTCGAGAACCAATACTATTACCAACATGGTTGTTATAAGTAAAACTTCAGGAACTTATGATTCTCCATCTGGTCTACTTGATATTCAGATTGATGATGTTATTATTTCTGCAGAAACTGGAATTGTTGCAAGAGTCACTTCTCTATCAGCATATAGAGATCCAAATGTATATATTGTTATTGATCAATCCTATGAATCTAGTGGAGATTTTATTCTTGATGAAGTTGTTGTTGGATCGACATCTGGTGCGACAGGAGAGATTGTTTTCTGGAATCCACAAATACGCAGATTAATTCTCAAAGGATTGTCAGGCGATTTCCAGTTCAACGAAATTATTAATGGTCAAACTTCAAATGCAATATTTAAAATTCTTACCGTATTTAAAATTGAACCAACATCTTCTGTCACAATTAGTGATCCAAGTAGTTTCTATGGTTTACTTTTCAATAGGATTGTAAATCCAACTACTCCAAACGTAATTGTGGATGACATTAGCAAGAGTGTAGTTGAGGTTGTGGACTTAGATGATTCTGATGTAAAAGCAGAATCTAAATTTGTCGATTTTGAGGAAATCCAAACTACCTTATTAGACTATGAGAATGAGACAGATGATTTATTGGAGGGAGAGTTTGTACAGAATATTAAGGTACATTATACAAATGAAAGTAATGCTTTTGATGTAGATGAAACTATAGAGGTTAGAAAATTATCTTATTATGACTTAACTGGTGGTAATTACCAGATGGGAGATACCATTTTAGGATCGACTAGTGGTGCTTCATCTGAAATTGTCGGTATCAATTATGCATTTAAAATTTTATATCTTGGAGAAAAAACTGGAAACTTTATAAGTGGTGAAACAATTTCTTCGGGATCTGTTTCTTCAAAAGTTTCTGCATACTTTACTATTCCATTTGATGCTAAACAAATTGATTCTTCCAATAAAATTATCACAACAAGTCAAATTTATGAGGATACTCAACATAGATTTAGAGATGCTGCTAATCTCTTGAGATTGAATTCACAGTATATTGTTGATGAAGTTGCAGGAAGATTAAAAAATAGATATCCAGATTTACAAATACCTGGAGATAATTCAATTTCATCTGATGGTACAAACAGATGTAAATTAGACTTATCACTTTTATTACAAGCAGTAATTTCAGATTTGGAAAATGGCGGTAATTACGAGTCGGTAACTGCTGCCAGATTCTATTTGGATGAAAATGGTGGATTGAGATTTATTGAGAGGCAGGTACTACAAAGTGTATATGCTCATACGCAAATGAATGAGTTATGCCAATTAGCAGTAATTGGTCAATTGAGCGAGAATGCAGAATACACTGATAGATTCCCAATTCCTCCTATTGATATAACAAATGATATGGGAGACTGTGCTAATGTAAGATCTCAAATTGATACATTATGGAATACAATTAATGATATCATTTCACCAACTGGACAAGTTTATAGAGACGCAGGAGACCTAATTTGGTTTAATCTAGATTATATTGCGGAAGAATCCATTGGATATGTAGATAATCAGTTCACTTATACTTTGAATGGTGTTCAGTATAGAGCATTTGAATATCCAGATGGATCGTCATCTACATGCAAGAGAGATTTAACTGATTATATTTTACCTTCGATTATTTCTGACTTAGTTTCTGGAGGAGATGCAAATACTATAAATGCAATTAAATTCTATATTGGGGCAAGTAATGAAATTGAATATGTTAAGAATGAGCTTCTTCCAACAGTAGTAGCACTTGAAAAATCTAGTGAGTTGTGTCAATACGCAATTGATAATTGGATAGTTTCTGGAACTACTCAATATCAAACACAATATGGTGCAACTTCCCCAAGATATACGGATTTAACTATTACTGAAGATGATGGAACCTATGGTGGAAACTGTGCAAATATTAAATCTGCAATTGATGTATTATTCCAAAAGGCAATAGATGCATTACTACCGTGTACTCAAGTACAAAGAGATGCGGCGAAACTGATTATGTTCAATAAGAACTATATTCAGATTGAGTCCTTACAAAGAACATTGAACAATTATCCTGGATTTAGTGTTCCAGGTGGTAATACTAAGTGTTTAAGGGACATTGGATATATTGTAGATGCTATTGTTTATGATCTACTTACTGATGGTACTAGCGCAATCTATGAATCAACTATAGCATATATTGATGCTGCTACTGGGCAGGTTACTTCACTTCAGGGTGAATTAATTGAGAGTATATATGCTTATCAGCAAGTTAGAGATTTAATGAAACTTTCGGTGTCGGAGACACTACAATCTCCAGCAGCTGCTACTGGTTTCTATGCATATACTGATCCAAATATTTCAATTACTGGTAGTGATTTATCTGACATTCAAAGTTTCATTGACGACAATATGACAATATTGCTCGGAACATTAAATAACTCAGATTATATTGATGAGAATGGAATTGTTCCAGAAACTTCAATCGTAGTACCAAGTATTGTATACCCAATAAGAAATGCACTGACTCCTATTCAAGGTGGATTGAGAGTTGGAGATTATATCTATGGAACAACTTCAGGTGAATATGGAGAGGTTTCTTCACTATTTACCAATAGAGGATATATTAAAAAAATCCTTTCTAGATTTGAAGTCGAATTCAACAATCCATCAGAAGTATTTACTGTTGGAGATGCAATTACAATTTTTGGTCAACCAACCAGAACAGCAAAAGTTTATTCAACTTATTATTCCGAAAATATTAATTTCATTGATGTTGAAATTATATCGGGACCATTTAATACTAGCGATATTATTTTAGATGATAATAACTTCACTGCTACTATCGTTGGTATTAATGGACGAGTTCAGATTACTGATTTAATAGGAGAATTTGAAGATAATGATTATTTCAGATCCCCTAGGTCAACAACAGAAGCAACTGTTACCAATTTCATTTACAATAACTCTCCAGTTCTAAGTACTCAGGGTGGAAAACTTACTTTAGATACAGAATTTTTATCTGGATCATTTGAAGTATCACAGGTAGTATATTCTTCAGTAAGTGAATACTATATTGATGTTATTTCGTATGAGGGAACTCAAGTTTCAATTGGCGATCTAGTAAAATCTACAAAGATTTATAGAATAACAATTGATATTCCAGATAGTGATGTTTCCGAATTTCCAGTTGGTGAGTCTGTATTAGCAATTTTTGATAACCTCCCTATAGGAAGAAGTGCAAAAATAGTTAAGTATGATGAGGTTGGTGGAATTAAATATCTATATGTTGGAAATTTTGCTAATGATGAAGTATTTGAAATTGGAGATACTATTGCTTATTATGAAGGGGTAAATCAATATCCATCAGGATTTGCGAATGTTGTATCTGTATTAGAACAAGATTCTGTTGCATATGGTTACGTTGAAAGAGTGGATAGTAGAGGTCTTGGTTATAGATTATACCTAAGGGATGTTAAGGGAACATTCGAAGAGACTGCTCAATTAGTAGCAGATAATTATAAATCTATAATTTCCAATGTTGTTGAAATTGTAGGAAGAGTTTCTAGATCATTCAGGGGATTTGATGGTGTGCAAACACAATTCAAACTAACTTCTAATAATGGAATACCTTATTTCCCAGATGCTGATGGACATGTATTGGTATTTGTAAATGGAATCATGCAACCAGCTGAATCTTCTTATACAACATTCAGTGATATTATTCAGTTTGCAGAACCACCTGAACTTGGAGCATCGTTCCATGGAACTTACTTAGGCAAACTTAGAAAACTTGATGATATCTCATTTGAATTTGATTCGTTGAGAAATAGTTTTAACTTAAAATTGGATGAGGTGTTCTACTCATTAACAATTACTGAAGGTGTTCAGTCTACAAATATACGACCTGAAAATAATATCATTGTTTCTTTAAATGGTGTTGTTCAGGAACCAGGAGTAGCATTTGAAATTGTTGGTTCTAGAATTAATTTTGCAGAAGTACCAAGATCGGGAAGTACATTTGTTGCTTATTCATATATTGGTTCTGATGCAGACGTTATCGCAGCAACAATTATTCCACCAATTGAAAATGGGGATCAATTATTAATTGAAGGTGAGGACAGAGATAGAACCGTTGCTGTCGTCGAATCATCGAACTCCTTAATCACGTTTGATTATTTGGGTTCTATATTTGGTAGAAATGCTTCAGCACTTTCCAATCTTATTACAGGAAGAGTAAAGTCTGTTCAATTGACTTCAGGGGGAGATGGATATACTTCAAGACCAGTTGTTTCATTAAGTTCCCCAACTGGATTTGATGCTCAAGTGAAAGCTCAGGTTGGTATTTCTAGAGTTGATGTTGTAAATAATGGATCTGGATATAAGTACCCAGAAATTGAAATCATTACAGAAATACCAGATTATGAAGATGTTGATACATTTGATTCTTCAACAGCAACATTTGATCTAAGTCTAATTACATTTGATGCATCATAAATAAAACTATAGGAGTTCTAAAAAAAGATGGCAAAGCAGTTAGTAAATGTTGGTACGTCTCCAAATGACGGAACTGGCGATACTTTAAGGGCAGCGGGGCAAAAAATAAACTCGATGTTTAATGAGGTATATAATAACCTAGGTGATGGATCTAATATCAAAATTGATATTGATACAACGTCAAATATTGGTTATGTTTTAAGATCCAATGGAACTACTTTTATTGGAGCTCCATTATCATATACCGACCTAATCAATAGACCGACAATTCCAAATGCCCAGGTTAATTCTGATTGGAATGCGACCTCAGGTATTGCTCAAATTTTAAATAGACCTCTTCTTGCTGCCGTTGCAACTTCTGGTGATTATAACGATTTGACCAATAGACCATCTTTATTTTCTGGTAGTTATAACGATTTAACCAATAGACCTATTCTCTCTACTGTTGCAACTAGTGGAAATTATAATGATTTAACAAATAAACCATCAATTCCTGAGGCGCAAGTAAATACAGATTGGAACGCTAGCAGTGGGGTGCAGCAGATTTTAAATAAACCAAATTTATCTGCGGTTGCAACCACTGGATCTTATGCAGATTTGTTGAATAAACCAACGTTATTTTCTGGAAGTTATACTGATTTAACTAATAAACCTAATGTTCCTACAACATTAGACACTTTAACAGATGTTGTTGTTTTAAGTCCAACTACAGGTCAAGTTTTAAAATTTGATGGAACTAATTGGGTTAATGATACTGATATCTCTGGAGGAGGATCTGGTGGAAGTTCTCTTCAATCAAGAGGAACAGTTTCCGTATCTACAGGGTCTTTAACTAACAATTCATCAATAGACTTAGGTTTAATTGGATATAAATCCTATGCATTATTAAAAATTGAAACAAGTCATGCTGCATGGGTGACTGTTTATACCTCAACTGCCTCCAGAACTGCTGATGCTGGAAGGACGGATACTACTGATCCTCTTCCTGGTTCTGGAGTAATTGCAGAAGTTATTACGACTGGTGCATATACTCAAGTAATTACTCCAGCCGCAATTGGATTTAATGACGATTCTACACCATCAGAAAATATTTACTTAAAGGTTGTAAATAAGTCTGGATCAACTCAAAACATAACTGTAACTCTAACCGTTCTTCAATTAGAGGCATAATATGCAAGAAACAATATATGTAGTTACTTTAAAAGATTTCGATGATCTTGAGGAATTCTATAATGATATGGAAACTCCAGGTGGAAATTTATATATTCCAGATAGAACAGTTCAGTGTGAGTTGAGAAGAAATATTAGTAGAAATACACATTATATACTTACAGATGATGAGGCAGAATGTTTAAGAGAAGATCCTAGAGTTTTGGCAGTGGAAAAATTGCCTTCTGAGTTAGGAATAGAATCTACTCCATTCTGGACTCAGGTGGGTGCTTTTGAAAAAAGTTCTTCTATTGATCAATCTGATAAAAATTGGGGATTACTTAGATTAATTGAGGGTGGACCGTTTTCTAGTTGGGGGACTAATGGAGTATTTACCCAAAGAAATGCCACGATAAAAACTACAAGTTCTGGAAAAAATGTGGATGTAGTAATTGTTGATGCACATATAAATCCATCACACCCAGAATTCTCAGTTAATGAGAATGGATCTGGAGGAACTAGGGTCAACCAAATTGACTGGTTTCAATATAGTTCAGCAATTGGAACATCTACTACAGGTACATACAATTATTCAAACATAAGCAGTAATCACGGAACTCACGTTGCAGGAACTGTTGCGGGAAACACTCAAGGTTGGGCTAGAGACGCAAATATTTACAATATCGAGTTTAATTATGTTGGTGGAAACTTTTCTGGTTCAAATTGGGAACTAGTACTATTTGATTATATTAGATATTGGCATAGAAATAAACCAATCAATTCGGAAACAGGAAGAAAAAATCCAACAATATGTAATAATAGTTGGGGATATTCATATAATAACATTCAACTCGCAGACGTTATTCAAGTAATGTATAGATCGACTGTCACAGGTTTATCTGGACTGTCGAATATTATTAAGAAAGATGCACTAGAGCAAAATGGTGTTCCAGTACCATTTGATACGTATTTGTACAGAACTCCAGCAAGATATGCTGCACTGGATGCCGATGTTCAAGATGCAATTAATGATGGTGTTATTATGATTGGATCTGCTGGAAACTCATATTGGAATTGTGCTGCCGTAGGTACTCAAGACTACGACAATTTTATCATTTCTGGAGGAAGTCAAATATTTCACTCTAGGGGTTCATCACCTACAGCAGCTGCTAATATGATATGTGTTGGAAGTATTGCAGCAACTACCGTAGAGTACAAATCCAATTTTAGTAATTATGGGTCTAGAATTGATATTTGGGCCCCTGGATCTAATATCATTTCTTCGATGTATGATTCCACTGCTGCATCGGAATTTGAAATAACTTTAGCAAATGACCCAAGAGATTCTAATTATAAAATTGGTTCAATTTCTGGAACTAGTATGAGTAGTCCTCAGGTTGCTGGTTTATTAGCATGTTTTGCTGAACAATATCAAAATGTAAAGCAAATTGATGCTATACAATATTTAAATTTGAAATCAAAATATAATCAAGTTTCAAATACAGCTGGCGATGCTGGAGATTATACATCAATAGGGGACGGTATAACTAATACTCCAAATCGTTATGCATACTATTTTCCAGAGCGTCCTATAACTGGAGCTGCAAGTCCAAAGACTAATTTTGGAGTCAGACAAACTAATGGGTTAATGTATCCTAGATATACTGTTCAAAGAACAAGATAAATAATAAGATAGAGTAAAAATACTATGGCAACAGTACCTGGATCAGGAGCAGTTATAGTACCTGTTTTTAACGATAATTTTGGGGTAGACTCAGTTATCATTAAAAGCAGTGGTTCTGGCTATAGTTCTACAAGGCCACCCGTTTTAACTATTAAAAATTGTGGGCAGCCAATTAGAGATGCAATTTTAAAACCAATAATTGATGATGGAAAACTTGTCTCTGTTCAGGTATTAGATCCTGGTGAGGGTTATGACCCATTAAGAATAGAATTTAATTCTCAATTACCAGAGGGTGCTGAAGAGCTCCCAGATCCTGCTAGTGCAGAAGTAATATTAAAAGATGACGGATCTGTAGATTATGTCAAAATGCTAAAAAGTGGCGATAAGCAATTTTATGATGTTGAGGCATCTATTGTTGGTGGAGAGGGGAATGGAGCTCAAGTTAAGGCAGTATCAAAAGCAGTCACTGGATTATTAGTATTGAATGAAGGAAGCGGATATGAAGAACCTCCGTTCTTAAGTATTACTGGCGGTGGTGGAAGAGGTGCAAGGGGAGTAGCAGATATTGATAGAACATCTATCATCTCTCCAGATTTTACTATCAGTGATCCAGGACAGTTTTATTTGAAAGCTCCATATGTTCTCCTTGTTGGTGGGGGAGGTATTGGTGCTAAAGCAAGGGCTGTCATAAATCAAGGTAGCATAGAAGATATTATTCTCGAAGACCCAGGAAGGGGATATACCAATCCACCAAGAGTAGTATTTGCTAGAAATGTAAAACTCAAAAAAGTTTCCAGAAACAGACAATCATATAACTCAGAATATTATGCATTTGCAGGATTAACTAAGGATGTTGGAAGGGCAGATACAAACATATATGTATCTACAACAAATTCATTTACTGGTTCTGGTGTAATTTTACTTGGAACCGAATTAATAAGGTATACTGGTAAAGATGAAAATAGACTAACTGGATGTACTAGAGGTATAAATTTAAGGTATGATCAAAGAGTTGTTGTTGATTCAACTCAAGATGATCCCGATACAGGCATTACTGGGTATAATTTTAATATTGGTGATAGAATCGTTAGAACTACCGAAAATGCTGGTAGTAAAATAGCAATCGTGTATGACTGGAGACCCGAAACAAAAGAATTGTTTATTATTTTCCAGGTAGATGAATTAGCATTTATTGATGCTGGTCTTCCAGGAGAAAAAACAAATGTAGTATTTGATGCTGGAGTTTCAGATTCTTCAGGTACTTTCGATCTACCACACATAATTATAGATCAAGAAGGATCTTTAATTTATAAATTAACTGATCCTGTGTCTATTGAGTTGGATGTTGCATTTGAAGATACTGCCGAATTTGATGGTGATGGAAATGGACTGCCAGATTTAATTAATACAAATACAGATTATGAGGATCAGACTAGTTTAGATGGAGGTATACCTTCGTCTCTATATGGTATTGAAGAAACTCAGGGTGGACAAAATACAACTCTATTCCAAGTTGGTGATAGAGTAAAAGATTCAAGTACACCATTTAAAACTGCTACGGTATCCGATGCAAGTAATCTAAACGAGGGATTAGATCATTTTGCATATTTAACCATAAAAATGGATAATAGAAATCCATCAGTTAATAACGGTATTAGTTTTGTTGTTGGAGAAACTGTAACTGGAAATAATTCTCAAGTACAAGGTATAGTAGAGTCTTGGAATTCGGATACTCTAACTTTAGTTGTGAAATCTATTGTCCCTTATGACACTGGAGATCCTGATATTGGATTTATATACGAATTCTCAGATTCTGGAACAATTACAGATATAAGAATTATTTCTGGAGGAAATAATTATACCTCATCTCCAACTATAGAGTTTGAAGATAACGGAATACTGACAGCAGTTGCAACTACAGATCTACTAGCAGATCAAGTAAATACAATAACTATTACAGATGGTGGTTATGGATACGAGCAAGCACCAGAAATTGCATTTACTGGTGGAGGAGGTTCTGGAGCTATTGCACAAGCAATTCTAGGAGGAGAATTATTATTAGGGCAGAATGGTGCTACTTGGAGAATTTTATCAATTGAATATAACACTCTCTTCAGAAATGATGTTGCTTAACGGATAAATATAACAGACAGAAATAGAATTTTCAGGAATAAACAATGTCAGCACTCCTTACTGATCAATTTAGAATATATGCTGCTCAAAAGTTCATTAAATCTTTAGAAGGACCAAATCCAGAAGAGTCCGATCTAGAGGCTGGTGATACTAGAGATAGACTATATGTTTTTATCGGAAGACCGCAAGAGTGGGAATCCGAAAATAATCCTCCACAACCAGTGGATAGTTTCTCTGAGTATAGCGATTTATATGATGATATGATCTCTATGAAGAGAGTTCTGGCAAATGACACTATACAGGTTGCCAGGAGAATTGACTGGATTCCACCAGAAAAGACTACTGGTGGATTAGGATTTATCTACGACATGTATCGTCATGACTACTCTCCGACAAAAACTGCTGCTTCTGGTTCTACTCGTTTATATGATGCAGACTTTTATGTTGTAAATTCTTCATATCAGGTTTATAAATGTATCTACAATGGTACTTCTCCATCAGATCCAAATGGAAAACCATCAACTGTAGAGCCAACTGGTACGTCAACTTCTATTATTTCTACTGCTGATGGATACAGATGGAAGTATATGTACACTATTCCTGTTGCACAAGTATTAAAATTTTTCTCTTCGGAATATATTCCTGTACTTCAAGATTCTGCTATCAGAACTAATGCAGTTCCAGGAGAAATTGATACTGTTGTTATTACGGCATCTGGATTTGGATATAACAACGGTACTTTTGATAATGTTCCTATAAATGGAGATGGAATCGGTGGAAGAGTCTCAGTAGTTGTAGATGGTGGAAGAATTGTTAACGCTACAGTAACATCTGGGGGAACTGGTTATACATTCGGTAAAATTATCGTTGATCAGATTAATGGTATTGGTACTGGTAGTGGTGGTGTTATTGATGTTATCATCCCTCCTCAAGGTGGTCATGGATATAATAGTGCATATGAACTCGGTGCTTACCGAGTTATGGTTAATGCAAAATTATCTTACTCGGAAGGTTCTGGAGACTTTCCAATTGACAACGATTATAGAAGAATTGGTCTTGTATTAAATCCGAGAAAATATAATACCACAGAACTTACAACTGATTTGACATTGAGTTCTACAAAAGCAGTAATTTTTTCTCCTACATTCCAGGGCAATTTTGTTCCTGATGAAATTATTCAACAGACAAAAAGTGTTGGTGGACAAAACATCACTTCAAGAGGAAGAGTTATTTCCTGGAATCCAACAACAAAGGTTCTAAAATATTATCAAAACCGTATAGATGGAATCTTCCCAGAAATTACTGGCAATTTAAATGAATTTACAGGAAGTAATATTATTACTGGTCTGACATCTGGAGCTACTGGTGAACCTGATGTCAATTTCCCTGCAGTTCCAGGAACTTCAACCCGAATTATTAACAATACAGAATATGATTTGGGTATGAAATTTACTTCTGGATATGCATTTCCTGAAGTTCAAAAAGATAGTGGTCAAGTAATCTATATAGATAATAGAAGAGCGATCTCCCGTGCTAACGATCAGATCGAAGATATCAAAATTGTTATTGAGTTCTAATATTACGGTAAAGCAATGCCCCAGAATACTAATTTAAACGTCTCACCTTATTACGACGACTTTGATAAGTTTAAGAACTTCTACAAGGTTCTTTATCGTCCTGGATTTCCAATTCAGGCAAGAGAACTCACTACAATGCAATCGATTCTGCAAAATCAGATCGAAAGTATGGGAAACCATTTCTTCAAAGATGGTTCTATGGTCATACCAGGCCAAGTTGGATTTGATAACAATGTAGATTGTGTTCTAATTCAATCTAGTTTTCTGGGTTCTGAAGTTGAACTTTATAGGGAACAACTTAATGGTACGATTATTACTGGTTCTACAACTGGTGTAAAAGCAAAAGTACTATATTCTATTTCTGCAGGCGAATCTGAAAAAGGATTTATTACTTTATATGTAAAGTATACCGAGTCTGGTGGAGTGAATAAAGATATTTTAAAATTCTTAAATAATGAGCAACTTCTTTGCGACACTGAAATTACATACGGAACTTCTCTATTGGAGGTGGGAACTCCATTTGGCCAACTAATTCCAAACGATTCGACAGCTATTGCATCAGTAGGTTATATTAATAACGGTGTATATTTCATTAGAGGATATTTTGTAGATGTCCCATCTCAATACATTATTCTTGAGCAATATTTACAAAATCCTTCTTATAGAGTTGGACTAGAAATTTCAGAATCTATTATTACTCCAGAAGATGATATTGGTCTTAATGACAATGCAACTGGTTCATCTAACTATGCTGCCCCTGGAGCACACAGATTTAAAATTAAAGCAACATTAATCAAAAAAGATATTGGTGATGATGCAGACAAAAATTTTATTGAATTGATAAGAATTCAAAATGGAAAGATTCAGTCTTTCGTCGAAAGATCTGCCTATAGTGAAATTGAAAAGGAATTAGCTAGAAGAACTTACGAAACAAATGGCGATTTTATGATCAAGCCATTTGAAATTAGCGTTAGAGAATGCTTGAATGACGGATTCAATAATGGTGTATATTTACCAGGTGATCTTACAGAAGATACTAGAGTTCCAGCATCGGAATCCTTGTATTCTGTACAAATTTCTCCTGGAAAGGCATATCTGAAAGGTTATTCTATAACAACAACTGTTCCAAAATACTTAGATATCGAAAAACCAAGAAGTTTTGAAACTCAGCAAAATGTTATTATTCCATTTGAACTTGGTAATTATGTTTTCGTCACTAATGTATTTGGAACTCCCGAAATAACTGGTCCAAATATTTCATCTTCTTATCAAATAGTAGAATTCAAAGATGAATTCAATACTACTCCAGGAGCAGCAAATGGAGATACTATTGGATATGCAAGACTTTGTTCTTGGGAGTTTGATAATTCTGGAGATGGTTCCTTTGGTGATGAAAACGATACTTATAGAGCATATCTATTTGATATTTCGATGCTGACGAAAGTTTTGCTATCAGCATCTACAACAGTTCTTGCAGGATCTTTAATCGTAGGTAAGTCTTCTGGTGCATCAGGATTTGTAAGGATTGACGGTGGAGCAACTTCGATTACTTCAGCAACACTCACATTAATAAATGTTAAAGGATCTTTTAGATCTGGTGAAGTTCTCTCAATTGATGGAAGAGATATTGGAACAGTATCAAATTCATACAAATATGAATTCTCTGATGTAAGACAACTTATTGGTAGAAATACATCTAACGCTGTAGTAGTAAATGCCGATATTATTTACGATAATACTTTCACTTTAAGTGGATCTAGATTCACTTACGATTCTTCAGCGGGAACTATTACTGGATATAATAGCAATATTGCTCCAGAAGTTAGACCACAAGATAAATTGTATTTTGCTCCTGGAAACTTTTTCCTAGTTGATCCAGTTCCAGCAGACTATGACCTATCAACAATATTTAATTATGCAAATCAGTCTATTTCTGTATCTCTTGGTACTGATGATGGTTTTGATACATTAACTCCATCGGATGGCCAAGAATTTACAACAATTATTAGATTTAGACCACAAATTAATGATCAACAGGTTGGTGATCTTTTCATTGAAATGCCGAAGCAGGCAATTAAGAACATTTCTGATGAAAGTGTAATAATTAAAAAGACTTTTGATGCACAAATTACTTCTGGTAGTTTTACAATTTCATTACCAGAAACTCAACAATTTACCGCAGTAGAGTTTGAGAATTATACTCTTGTAGTTACAGGTATTTCTGGTGGTTCTTCATACGCTATTGGTGATATTCTTGCATTGCAAACTTCCCAACCACTAAATCCTGCTTACACAACATTTAATACTACTGGCGTATCTAGAACAACAATTACAGTTTCAAATTTAGTTGGGATAACTTCTGTCAAATTAGTTGCTGCTATTTCCAAAAATACAGTATCTCAAAAAGTTAAAAACGCAACTAAAATGAGCGTTTGGAAAGTTAATAGAAGTACTAACCAGAGTGATCAAATACCATTTGGACTTGCATATAGTCCAATCTACGGAACTAGAATCGAAGACCGTGAAATATCTCTAGGAGTTACAGACGTTTATAAACTACATGCAGTTTATGAGTCGAATGATGATGAAGAAGCAATCATCCCATTTATTACATTAGTTGAACCAACATTTTTTGCAACAGGAAGTACCATTACTGGAAGAACATCTGGTGCAAAAGGACTAGTTGTAGATTTCAATAGTTCATCATTAAAATTGAGTTTAGTTTATCTAACAGATGCTAAATTTATTCAGAATGAAATTGTGAGTGGAGAAAATAGCCTAGGTGCTTCAGTGCAGGGATTAATCAGTGATGCTGATGGTTCAATAGATTATGGCAGTAAAAATATCACTTCATCTTTTGATTTAGATGCAAATCAAAAGAATTTTATGTACGATATTTCTAGAATTGTAAGAAAGAAATCATCCACCTCACCAATCAGAAAATTAAAAATTGTTGCTGATTATTTTGCTCATGAATCTACTGGTGATTATTTCAATATCAATTCGTATGTTGGTATTGATTACAAAGATATTCCAGTTTACACAACTCCCCCAGAATCACTAGTTCCTAAAAAACCATTATCTGATGTATTAGATTTTAGACCAGCAGTTAAAACTTTATCTGATGGAACTGGTTCTGTTTCCGATCCATTCTATCTGCAGTGTTCTACTTTAGATTTCCCAAGTAGAGTTTTTGATAATACAGAATCTACTATTTTTGATATTCCTAAGCCAAATAGTGATTTTAGAATGGATTTTGCTTATTATGTTAAGAGGATCGATAAGGTTTTTGTTGACACTCTTGGTAAGTTTTTTGCTGTTCAAGGAAAACCAGCAGAGTATCCAACTCCACCAGAAGATAAAGATGATTGCATGTTGTTAGCAGTTATCGGACACAATGCGTATGGTTTTGATCCAAAAGTAGATTCTCTGGTCTTCCAAGAAGATATCAAGAGATTTACTATGAGAGATATTACATCTCTTGAGAAGAGAGTTAAAAATATCGAATATTATAGCGTATTAACTCTCCTTGAGCAAGAGACAAATACATTAACAATTAAAGATGAATTTGGAAATGATAAGTTTAAAAATGGATTCTTAGTAGATTCGTTTGA